AAGGATGAGTTATCGATCAACGGTGATTTGTCCTATCTTAATTTAGATTGGAAGCCTGTTCCAATTATCTCTAAGTTTGTAGATATTGTTGTAAACGGTATAGCTGAAAGAACTTACGATGTAAAAGCTTATTCTCAAGATCCTAATGGTGTATCTAAGAGAACAGACTACATGGAAAACATATTGAAAGATATGAGGTTAAAGCAGTTTAACGAGTCAGTAAAACAAAACTTGGGACTTGATGTTAGGAAAAGCCAAATTGAAGAGTTGCCAGAAACAAATGAAGAGCTAGAGCTTCACATGCAATTAACTTACAAGCAATCTATAGAGATAGCTGAAGAGCAAGCGATAAACACGCTGCTAGAAGGAAATAGATATGAGTTAACTAAAAAGCGCTTTTACCACGATTTAACCGTTTTGGGTATTGGAGCTGTTAAAACAAATTTCAATACGTCTGAAGGCGTTACTGTAGATTATGTAGATCCAGCTAGTTTAGTTTACTCTTATACAGACTCGCCTTACTTTGAAGATATATATTACGTTGGTGAAGTGAAAACTATACCTGTAAATGAGTTGGCAAAACAATTTCCTCATTTATCAGAAGAAGATCTTGAAGATATAATGAAAAATAAGTCTAACGGCAGGTCTAACTATAATACTAGGCATTCTTACGATAAAGAAGATAATAACACAATTCAAGTTTTATACTTTAATTACAAAACCTACATGAACGAGGTTTACAAAGTTAAAGAAACTAGTAGTGGCGCTGATAAAATTATACCAAGAGACGACCAGTATAATCCACCTGAAAGTAAAAACGCAGATTTTAGCAAAATGCAAAGATCTATAGAGTGCCTTTACGATGGTGCAATGATACTTGGTACTGGCAAGCTGCTTAAGTGGGAAATGGCTAAAAACATGATGAGGTCTAAGAGCGATTATACTAAAGTTAAAATGAATTACTCTATAGTAGCGCCTAGAATGTATGATGGTAGAATTGACTCTTTGGTTAAAAGAATAACTGGATTTGCTGATATGATTCAATTAACCCATTTAAAATTGCAACAAGTAATGTCTAGGTTAGTACCTGATGGAGTTTATCTTGATGCGGATGGTCTAGCTGAAATAGATTTAGGTAATGGGACAAACTATAACCCACAGGAAGCTTTGAATATGTATTTTCAAACAGGTTCTGTTATAGGTAGATCGTTTACGTCTGATGGTGACATGAATCCAGGTAAAGTCCCTATTCAAGAAATTACATCTGGATCTGGCGGTAATAAGATGCAAGCGTTAATTGGAACTTACAACTATTATTTACAAATGATAAGAGATGTAACTGGACTTAACGAAGCTAGAGACGGTAGCACTCCAGATAAAAACGCATTAGTAGGCGTTCAAAAACTAGCGGCAGCTAATTCTAACACCGCAACAAGACACATACTTCAAGCTGGTTTATTTTTAACAGCACAAACTGCAGAGTGTTTATCGCTTAGAATATCTGATGTTATAGAGTACTCTCCAACTAAAGATGCTTTTATGCAGGCTATTGGAGCTAACAACGTGGCGACTCTTCAAGAAATGTCAGAGCTGCACCTTTATGACTTTGGAATATTTTTAGAGTTATCACCAGACGAAGAGGAGACGGCTATTCTTGAAAATAATATTCAAATGGCCTTGCAGCAACAAAGTATAGAGCTAGAAGACGCTATTGATCTTAGAGATTATAAGAATATAAAATTAGCAAATCAAATGCTAAAAATAAGAAGAAAAAACAAACAAGAAAAAGATAGAAAACTTCAGCTAGAAAATATTGAGGCACAAACAAAGTCAAATACAGACGCGGCTACAAATGCAGCTCAGCTTGAAACCCAGAAAAACGAATCTAAAGCTCAAATTGATTCTAGCCTACAACAATCAAAACAAAATTTTGAGCTGCAAAAAATGCAGCAAGAAGTTGAAATGAAAAAAGAACTAATGGCTTTAGAGTTTGATTATAGCATGCAGTTAAAAAGTATTGATGTAGATGGCGTTAAAGGAAGAGAAAAACAAAAAGAAGATCGTAAAGACGAAAGAACAAAAATTCAAGCAACTCAACAAAGTGAGATGATTGAGCAAAGAAATGGTGGTAAACCACCTAAAAACTTTGAGTCCGCAGGTAATGATATACTAGGTGGCGGATTTGATTTAGGTAGTTTTGACCCTAGCTAAAATTATTAATTATTATTATATTATATTATGGAAGAAGAAAATGACAAAGTAGTTGAAGAGACTACACAAACAGCAACTGAACAAGTTGATGAAAGTAAATTTGAGTCCGCGGGTGACGATAGCGTCATGAAGGTAGATTTAAGTAAACCCCCAACACCAAGAGAAGATGAAGTTAAAGAAAGTGACGCTGACAACAGCGGAGTGGTTAATGGCGTTGAAGATGCCAACACCCCACAAGAACAAGAAGAAGTACAACCGGAAGCCGAAGCACAAGAAGCTCCAGTATTAGAAGAAATTACTGAAGAAGAAGTTGAAGAGGTTGAAGAGCAGGTCGAAGAAGCTATAGCGGAAGCTGAGGCTACTGGAAAACCATTACCAGAAAACATTCAAAAGTTAATGGACTTTATGGAAAAAACTGGTGGAGATTTAAGTGATTATGTCAAGCTTAACCAAGACTACAGTAAGTTAGATGATTCAGATTTACTTTATGAATATTATAAGCAGACTAAACCTCATTTAAACCAAGAAGAAATTAATTTTCTTATGGACGATACGTTTTCTTACGACGAAGACGTTGATGATGAAAGAGATATAAGAAAGAAAAAAATAGCGTTAAAAGAGCAAGTTGCAGACGCTAAAAGCCACTTAGACGGGCAAAAGTCTACGTACTATGAAGAGATCAAAGCTGGATCAAAGCTCACAACAGAGCAACAAAAAGCTGTGAATTTCTTTGATAGATATAACAAGGAGTCAGAAGTAACTCAAAAAACAGTTAAAGCAAACTCTGATATTTTTACTCAGAAAACCGAGCAGGTTTTCAATGACAAGTTCAAAGGTTTTGAATATAACGTCGGGGACAAAAAATATCGATTTAATGTTAACAATGCTAACGAGGTTAAGAACACCCAAAGTGATATAAATAATTTTACCAAAAAGTTTTTGGATAAAAATCAAACATTATCAGATGCTAAGGGTTATCACAAATCTCTCTATACGGCTATGAACGCCGACGCTGTTGCAAAACACTTTTACGACCAAGGTAAGGCAGATGCTATGAAAAATAGTATTGCTAAAGCTAAGAATGTTGATATGAATCCAAGACAAAGTCATGGGAAAATTGAAGCAGGTGGTACGAAGTTTAAAGTGCTAGGTGATAATTCTTCTGATTTTAAGTTTAAAATTAAAAAACAATAAATTTAAAAATTAAAAAAAATTAATTATGGCAATTACTGCGGGGCCAAACCTAAATTCGGTTTTATCCCCAACACAAACAACGTTAGTCAATAACTATATTGACTTTACTGCCACTGCAACCGCAGGGTGGGCACAACAATATTTACCAGATCTTATGGAAAAAGAAGCTGAAGTTTTTGGAAACAGAAGCATTGCAGGTTTTCTTTCACAAGTAGGAGCTGAAGAAGCGATGTCGGCTGACCAAGTAGTTTGGTCTGAGCAAGGTCGTTTACACTTATCTTACAACTGTGTTACTACTGATGTATCTGCTGGTTTAGTTACTATCGGTACTGATATCGATGGTAACGCTGCTGCTGGAGCACACGGTATTAGAGTTGGTGATACTGTTATTATTTCAAAAGCTGGCGTAACAATGCAAGGTTACGTGTCTGTTGAAGACACTGGTGCTGCTGTCGCTAATATAACTGTACTTCCGTACAAAGCTGCTGCAATGACTACTTTCTTTGCTGATGGCGATGTTGCGACTATCATGGTTTATGGTTCTGAGTTTGGAAAAGGTACTGTTGGTCAAGTTAAAGCTAACGAGCCACAGTTCAAATCTTTCTCTAACAAACCTGTTATCATCAAGGATTACTTCCAAGTTAATGGATCTGATGCTTCGCAAATTGGATGGGTTGAAGTTTCTGGTGAAGATGGACAAAATGGTTACTTATGGTACTTAAAAGCTGAGGGTGATACTCGCTCTCGTTTTACTGATTACTTAGAAATGTCTATGGTAGAGTCTGTTAAAGCTACTCCTGGTACTTCTGTTATCAACACTGCTTTAGGAACTGCTACTACAGCTACTGATTTAGCTGGTACTGAAGGTTTATTTGCTGCTATTGAAGATAGAGGTAATGAAACTTCTGGTGTAACAGGTGTTAATGCTGCTACTGGTTTAGCTGAATTTGACGCAATCTTAGCTGAATTTGATAAGCAAGGAGCTATTGAAGAAAACATGATGTTTGTAAACAGAGCTACTTCGTTAGCAATGGAT